CGAAATGGCGTTTTCGATGGTTGTGAAATCCAGCGTGAGAAGGCTTTTCTGACAAGTTGGAATGCGGCGCCGGCTGGCAGCGTGATTCTGTTTAAGGGCCGCATGGGCGCGATCGGCAATGTGGGCCGGACAACCGCGGAGATCACCGTCAACTCCGACCTTGTGCTGCTGCAGATCAATATGCCGCGCAATCTCTATTCACCGCAATGCGTACACGTCCTTTATGACTCCGGCTGCGGCCTTGTAAAAAGTGCGTTCGGAGCAGCTGGTACGGTTGGCTCCGGTTCGACATCGACGGTCATCAATTGGAGCAGTGCCAGTTCGGTTTATACTCAAGGCACGGTACTTTTTTCATCCGGCGTCAATGCCGGCGTTTCAGCCAATATCAAAAGCGCCAGATCTGGAACGCTTCTGCTCAGCGCAGCGCTGCCGAATGTACCATCCACAGGGGATGCCTTCACCGCCTATCAGGGCTGCGCGCATACTTTGTCGAGCTGCCAATCACAATTCAACAATCAAGTCAATTTTCGCGGCTTCCCCTTCATTCCGCCGCCGACAGCTGCGCTATCCCCGTAACTGGACCATAAAATGACTGAAGCTGAGGAACGTGCGCTCATCGTCGCTGAAGCGCGGCGATGGATCGGCACACCCTATCATCACGCTGCTGATGTGCGTGGCGCGGGAGTTGACTGCGGCATGCTCATCGTCCGTATTTTCGTTGATACAGGGCTCTGCACGCCTTTCGATCCGCGTCCTTATACGCCGGATTGGCACTTGCACCGGAGCGATGAGCGTTATCTTGGTTTTGTCTTCGATCGGTGTTGCGAAGTTGAGGCGCCGTGTGCGGGCGATATTGTCGTGTTCCGCTATGGGCGCTGCTACAGCCATGGCGGTGTCGTCACAAAGGCATCTCCTTTAACCTTCGTACATGCGCATCGCCCGGCGCGCTGCGTACTCGAGGAAGAATTGGCACAGAGCGTAGATCTTTCACATCCAAGCCGAGAACGGAAGTTCTTCTCTTATTGGAGGGCATTGAAGCCATGAGCGGTTCGCATGGCAATACGCCGATCACCTTGCCGAGCTATACGGCTCTCCAGATTCAAACATCCAGCAATGCGATACCGGTCCCGATTCTCTGGGGAACCAATATCCTGGCGCCAAACATTGTTTGGACGGGTAACTTTGTTACGACGCCGCAATATACGCAGAGCAGCGGCGGCAAGGGAGGCGGCGGATCTCCATCGCTTTCCGGTTACACTTATTCCATCGCAATCATCATGGGGCTTTGCGAAGGACCAATCAATGGCATCGGTACGATTTGGAAAGGCCAGAGCACCTATACGCTTTCGACAATGAACCCGCCGAACAATTATATTCCTGACTATCTCGCGGCGGCGGCGATCAAGGCGGCATCGGTCTCTTTGTTCCCGGGCACCACGCCGCAAAGCGTCTGGGGCTATCTGAGCAGCAGCTTCACGTCTCAAGCAATCCCCTATGGCGGGCTCGCCTATATCGCTTCCTCCGACTATCAGCTTGGGTCGAGCGGCACACTCGACGTGACGGATGTGGAAACCCTTGGATATTTATGCGGGTCCAGTCCCACCGGCACAAGCCAGGACGCGGACCCGTCGCAAGTGATTCAAGATTTTCTCACCAATGCGCAATATGGCGTTGGCTTTCCAGCTGGGAGCATCGATGCGACGACGCTCTTCGGTTCGTCGGGAGGTGCGTCCTATCAGGCCTATTGCCTTGCCGCGGGGCTTGCTCTTTCACCGGCATTGGTCAACCAGGAAGCGGCCAATAGCATTTTGGCGCGTTGGCTTCATCTGACAAATACCGCGGCGGTCTGGTCTGGCGGCAAGCTCAAATTCATCCCTTACGGCGACACATCCATTTCAGGTAATGGAACAACGTTCAATCCAAACCTGACGCCTGTCTATAATCTGACGGATGATGATTTTGTTTACACCGATGGTGACGATCCGGTCCAGGTTGCGCGAACGGATCCTTATGCCGCCTATAATTATCAGGCGCTTGAAATCCTCGACCGCTCGAATTCCTATGCGGCGACGCCGATCATAGCCTTCGATCAGAATGCGATCGATCTCTACGGCCTCGTTATCGCTTCGACAGTCACAGCACATGAAATCTGTAATGACAATGTTGCGATGAACGCGGCGCAACTCATTCTTCAGCGCGGGCTCTATATCCGTAACACATACACATTCAAGCTATCCTGGGAATATTGCCTTCTCGAACCAATGGATCTCGTGACCATTTCCGATGCCGGTCTTGGGCTTTCCAATGCGGCTGTTCGCATTATTGAAATCGATGAGGACAATAATGGGCTTCTGACGGTCACGGCTGAGGAATTTCCAGCCGGCACTGCGACGGCTGTCGCTTATCCCACGCAAACCTCTTCCGGTTTCAACATGAACCGGAATATTGCGCCGGACCCTGTCAACCCGCCTTTAATTATCGAACCGCCGGCGGCATTGACAGCAAGCGGTGAAGCGGAAGTGTGGATTGGTCTTTCCGGCGGAAACGGCGGTACGGCTGATCCCAATTGGGGCGGTGCCGTCGTTTGGATTTCGAGAGATAACGAGACTTATACAGCGATTGGAACGGTGACTTCGCCTGCCCGGCAAGGGATCCTCAGTGCCGCTTTGCCATCCGCCGCGGGTCAAAGCAGCAGCGCCGTTCCGTTCATAGCGATTGACTCAACTGACACACTCTCGGTCAATATGGCTGAGAGCAATGGCATGCTCAATTCTGCGACAATGAGCGACGCCGAGAACGGGGTTACGCTTTGCCTCGTTGGCCAGGAACTTTTGACCTATACAACAGCGACTCTTACGGGGCCGAACACCTATGCGCTGACGGGACTTGCACGAGGTATTTATGGATCGCCGCCAGTGGCCCATGCGACTGGTGCGCCCTTCACACGGCTTGATAATGCGATTTTCACCTATGTTCTGCCGTCCAATTATATTAGTATCGCATTTTATCTGAAGTTTCAAAGCTTCAATGTCTTCGGCAATGCGGCGCAATCGCTGGCTGATTGCACTGTCTACACCTATACGCCCGTCGGCTCGGGCATTCTTGGTCCTGTCGCTGCCGCGCTTTCCGCCGGCAATAATGTGGACTGCGGTCTCGCGAGCAGCATCGCGGCCGAATACGACGATTTCGGCTTTGCGTCCGACCTATATCCTAACGTCATCGATCTTGGATTGGCATCCTCATAAACGATTAATCAAGGAATAGGCCTAGATGAGCATCAGACTTCAGCATCTCCGCGAGGCATGGTCGTTTCTTTCGACATTCACGGGGCGTATCGGCGAGCTTGCCGTTGATACGACGAATAACAGGCTTGTCGTCCATGACGGTGTGACAGCTGGAGGCTGGCCAGCTGCGAAACTGAGCGAAGTCGTCACCTATACGCGCATCCCAATCTCGGATGCGAATTATACGGCGCAGGTGACGGATCGAATGATTGCCTATATCGCGCTCACTGCCATGCGCGGTGTCACCTTGCCGGCTTCAAGCACATTTCCAGCGGGTGCACGTCTTACAGTGGTCGATGAGACAGGTGCGTGTTCGCCAACCAACACGATCACTTTGACGCGCGCTGGATCTGACACGATCAATGGCGCGAGCAGCATCATCATTTCGGCTCCCTACGGCTATCTCACGCTGGAAAGCAATGTCGCCGGGAAATGGACAGTCGTCAATCGATCGGGCGTGGAACTTGTAGGATTGAACGGATCGACGCTTCAGCTTGGATTGCTCGAAGACACGATCAACTGCTCGGGCGGCTCAGCGGTTTCGACGATCCAAATCCCAAACCACGCCATTGTTCTTGCAATCTCGACCTTTGTCGTCACTGCGATTACGGGCGCGATGTCCTATAATGTCGATGCGACAACCGCGGCAAGCGGCGGTTCAGGCACGACAGCTGGGCAATTTGGCGCAGCTTTGGGAATCACATCAGGGTCAAACAATGCCGGTGTGATTGGTCCGACCGCCTGGTATGCGGCCTCGACGATCAAGCTCACAGCCAATGGCGGCAGCTTTACCGGCGGGCAGGTCCGTGTCGCAATCCAATATATGCTTTGTGGTGCGCCCGCCTCCTGATTTGGGAGACCATCCTGAATGAATTCCTCAGTTGATCGTCAGATCGGCGGAAGTGGGTTTAGCCCTTGCGGGTGCGGGATGCGTTTCTTGCAGCGCGGGATCAATGAACAGAGCGCCATAAGGACCCGCGCTCGGAAACACCGCGGCGCTTCTGCCTGTCACGACGGGGCCAGCGGCATCCGCATCATGCGGTGCAACTAGCGATGAGTCGATGAAAAGTGCCCCATAAGGACCAACACTTGGATTGGAAATAGCTGCGCTTCGTCCGGTCAGCAGCGGACCTTCATCCGCTGAGGCCGGGGCCATATTGTTTTGGTGCCAACCGAAAGCTCCGCCTCCTTGAGCCGTGGCAATGGCTGCAGCGAAAAGACACCAGACGGCGATCGCAGTAAACTCTGGTGCATTTCTCATAACGGTTCTCCAAGGCAGGTAGAACGGCGGGCATTAATCCGTCCCGCGGGAATAACGCTTAAGCTCCGGTAAGGTTCAATTCTTTTTCAGCCGCCGTCCGATTTTCGGAAACGCGGCTTTTTTTATGGGCTGAAACATGACGCAATTTACGAATCCGGTGGTGATTCCCGCCAATGCTTGGATCAATCTTGGCTCGGGTCAGCTGAGTGTCGCTGCGAACGGGCCGGAGTGGCCGCTGGTCTCCTTAATCGTGGCGGATGTGGAGCCGTCTTTGCCGCCTCCGCAAGGCGAGCCTCTGCGCGATAGGCGGTTTTTCAACACGGTCTCGAATGTCTGGGCGGTTGCGCATGCGCGGCCGGCCACTGTGATTGTCACCGCGCCCGATGCGGGAACAGGAGGAAGCGTCACTTCGAAGGACGCGCAGCTCGTTCCCTGCGGCTATTTCTCGGTTTCTGTTGGTGCTTCGGCGCAAACCCTTTCGGCGCTCATCGGCGCGTCGCTCCCGAGCGGCGCGCGGCTTGTTTATATCGAACCGGAGAGCGGCGACATTCGCTTTAGAGATGATGGCACCGCGCCAACAGCGTCAACGGGCATCCGGGTCTATTCTGGTGTCGCCTGGCCCTATAACGGCAATCTCTCATCGATTGAATTGATCGCGGTCTCCGCGGTTACCGTTGCGACCGTCAACCTTGCCTTTTACCAATAGGAGGATGGCGCCATGCAACAGATCATCACGCCGCCAGCATCCCTTGCGTCTCTCTCGCCGTTCAACCCGCTGGCGCGAGTGCTGCGAAGCGGAGTACGGCCGCTCTTACACATGCCGCGCTTTACCGCGGCATCGTCACCGGTGGTTGTCACCTCTGGAGACAGCCGGATTACATCAGCGGCAGCTAATCAGATCGCACCGACGGAGTGTCTTTTCTCGCTTATCAAACGGCGGCTGAATGAAGACAACCCAGGCAAATCAATATCATTCTACGACCGTGCGATCGGCGGCACGACCTATAGCAATTTTCTTCAGACTGGCACCACCCTGAGCGCTGCCGGTCTTTCTTTGCCATCCTTTTTTACGACCGTTTCTGCGGTCTGGATATCTTATGTCCAAAGCCTAAACCCTGATCTCATCATCCTCTCATGGGGTATCAACGACAGCTACTCTTTCGTTGCCAGCCAAATTTCGTCGATCCTTTCGACGATCGTTGGCTGGACGAAAATTCCTGATATTCTTCTTTGCACTAACGTCAATGCTTCGCCAAACGCCGGCACGCCTTTCAATACATCCGTCAACCAGATCGGCTATCAGAGCGCCGCGGCGCTGACGCGATCCGTCGCGCTCACCAAGGGTAATGGGTTCAGCATTTCGAATTTGCCAAACATCGGCCTGATCGATATCGGCCGTTTCTTCACGATGGTTCACGATGGCTATGACCCATGCAACCAATATCTTACCCAAGTCCTGACCAACATCACGGGGATCACATCATTTCCTTATACGTTTCCGCGGACGGCCGGTGACTTCGATCTGGAGATCACTTTTCCTGGACAGGCGTCATCGATCTGGTCAGGCGGCGTGACCCGCGTCGCGATTGATATGGGACCGAACGCGGAGTACGGTCAACGAGCTGAGAATCTTGAATAGCAGCGGCAATGCGGAAGCGATTTATTACCCTGGTAATTCCACAGCTGGCCTCTCGTCGAACCTCGGAGCGATGGGCTCCGGCGACCTTGTTTTTCGTGTGACTGCCAAAAATGAATATGTCGCGGTCTCCTGCGACGGCGGAACTCCAGTGGAGTTTTACGTGCCGCGCATGGCCGGGCAAATGTCGCCGCAGATTCGTCTTGCCGGGACGATTCCCGCTGGCACGAATATGAATGTGAATTTCTATGCAAGCGGCACAGCGCTTCCGTCGCTCATCACGTGCTCCGACGCGCAGATGTATAGCGGCATCGCAGCGCAAGGCGGCAATAGCAGCGTTCATCCAGATTCCTTCGGTGTATCTTCTGTCGAATATGCCGTCCTGGAAGCAACAGACTTCGCTTGCCAGCCGTCGCCTGGCCAATATAGCGCGCCTGCGACGGGCGCGACACTCACCTGCAACTCCGGCGAGCGCGCATTGACTTATGTGATCGATCCATCCGCGGCGATCGCTGCTCTGACAATCAATATGCCGGCTGATCCGGCAAACTTCGACACAGTTACCTTTGCCCCAACGCATAACGTAACGGCGGTTACCTTTGCGAATGGCACCCTTGCCAATGCTCCATCCAGCTTCACGGCTGGGACACGTGTCACACTTACCTATTCGCTATCGAACGGAAAGTGGTGTTGAGACAAAAGGCGGCAGCATAAATTGAAACGTTTCGGCAGGATTTTCACGAGGCGTTAGCCATCGGATAAAGCAGTTCTCGGTGTTAACCTCTCAGAAGGACTCGACCGGCAATTTGGTTTTAAGACGGCTGCGCCCGGCACAAGCCTCACGTTACGAGAGAGACGATCCGATGAAGAATGTGGTTGCACGTTATTTACCCGGCCGATCTAACGTGCTCGAAGCTAAATCGGACTCTATAATAGATTGGGCCGTCCTTACGCCTATGCTGGCAATTAGCCTGTCGGTTTCCATCTTTTCTTTAAAATTTGGCCTTGTTTCTCAGACTTTTCTGCTGGCGTCGCAGGTTGCGGCCTTCTCTTGAGGCTTTCACCGGCAGGGATTAACGCATGAAGGCTGGCGTTTCACGCCATTGGAGCCGGCGTTCGTCGCGGTTCCTCTTCATTTGCGAGCAGTTCCGTCCACCTTCAAGTTTCAAATGCTATTTGCCGCCGCCTGCTTTAGACTTTGAAGCAATATAGCCGGAATCGTGCGGTTGTCCCGCCGGCAAATATGAATACGTTTTGTAACGGCTAGATCATGCGTCTTTCTGCTGCGCAAAAACGAGCAGCTTCCATTTGATTTTGCCTAAACTCGCATTATGCGGGTGGCTTTGCGATGGCAATATATGGCCACGCTGCATCCCGATCTCATAACCGCATCCGACACATCGATAAATCCCAGCGTGAGGGGCAGCAACGCCGGGATCGTGGACGGCATCGAATTGGAGATCATTGCTTTTATGCAGGTTAGCCGGGTCTTTATAGATCGCCATCGCGGCCTCCCAAGGGCAAGAAATTTCTGCAATCAAATATGATCAACGGAAATTTATAAAAATGCTTTTG